CCGCTCTGACCAAAAAAATAATTGCTTAACAGTCATATTATAAAGCTCTTTTGGCGATATGTAAAACGGATAGCCCGCCAGCAATTCGATAGTTTCGTTTAACTCTTGTCGCCCAGGGACTCCTGCAAAAAATACATAACCGCCGATATAATTTTTTTGATGTCTTGCCCCTTGATTCTGCCAAGTCTCGCTGAATCTAAACCGCACATTTTGGAAGCTAGTTTTCTAATATTTTGATAACCGATTTTAGTTAAGTCGATAGAATCTAAAACTTCCCAAGTTGGAGCTAGAAATTCTAGTTCGGTGTAAACCTCTTGCCCAAAAGTTAGCGGTTTTTCTAGTTTGACAATTACCGCGTCTTTTGTCTCATCATAAAGAATCTCGACATCTTTATCTTCAAATTTTATTGTTTTTATTTCCATGGTTGCAAGTCCTTTTTTTTATTTGTTACTGAATCTCATCAGCTGGAAAGCGTGATGTAAATTTAACTGTGATATTTCCCTCTTCAGTCTGAACATTGCCATCCCCTGAGTACCAAGCTTGACGCAAAACTATCGCTTTGCCGTTGCCAAGTGAAAGCGTTACAGTTACATCAGAAATATTCACTAAAGCCGCTAAATCTACGTTTACTGAATCGGTAAATTCGCCCTCTATATAACTTGCTTGATGGGTTTCTTTATAGCCATGCACTCCATCAGCGCCTATAACCTCTTCTCTGAGCGGATAGCCAAGATTATAAGTAAAGTTTCCCTTAGCTTCGTAAACTTGTCCGTCTATGTTAAATGATAAAATCCCACCGCGTCTATGTATTGCCATAATTTCCTTTTATAGAATAAATCCTAATTTAACTCCTGCTTGTAAGAATTGATTAACTAGATTAACTGGAAGTAAGAAATCTAATCTGTTAGGATTTTGAGCGTTTCTTTCTACTACTAGATCAGCTTTAAACTGATTAAAATCTTCTACTAAAACTAAATTTTCCCATTCTCTAAATTTAGCGATTGCGTGAGCTTTGCCAATCATTGGAGTTATGACTGCTTGACCAGCCGCGATTCTGTCTGAATCGTTCGCTAGTTTATGACGCGGGAATTTTAGCGCTAGTGAATTTCTAAAATCGTATCTGATATATGAAAGAGTCAAAAGCGTGTTTACGTCTAGATATGATGTGTCTGGAGATCCACCAGCATTTGTTTTGTAAGTAGTAATCAATCTTTGTATTGCTACCTCGCCAGTGCTAGAAATATTTACAGTTGAAATCCCATTGTTAAGGTGTGATTCTTGTTCTGCAACAGTATTTCTATTTGCTACTTTTGGAGCTATGATCCCAGTCAAACTTAAAGTTTGGAAAGGTCTAGCAGGATCAATATTCCCAGCAATCATTACTTTTTTTGCAATTGCCGCCGCAATTTCATAACCTAGGTTTGGACATCCTTTAATGTTTGCAATAGATAGCCACTTAGAGTTCTGCGAATTGCCGACTACATTGGCATTAGAAACAGTATCAGCCAAAGCACTAAAGCAAATAGCTTCTATCATTCTTGACGCTGAGCCTCTAGAATCAAGCTCTAGTTCGATTGCGTCTAGTGTGGTTGTATCTGTCCAAGGGGAAATCAAAATATTATAATGAGTGTCGCCCATAGCCGCAAAAGCGCTTGTCAATGATGGGTTGCCAGATCCTGACGCAAAACCAGTAATTGTCAAAGCTAATCCCGCTGGAGTTGAATCGGTTTCAAAAAAGTTAGTTTGTACTGAAATCAAATTTCCGACTAAGCCTTTGTGCTTAGCAGTTAAATCTATTTCGTAATTATTCACGCCATTAATAGCCGCTGTGCATGGTAAATCAGTTCTTGCGTTGATCGCTGAAACTAAACCGCTTGCTACTGTTGCCGCTGTGTCGCCTGACGCTACAGCCAAATTAACTACTTTTCCAGCAATATAAAGCGCAATAGTTCCCGCCGCTGTTGCTGGTCCTGTAATAGAAATTCCAGCTGTCGCATTTACGCCAGTTGGTTCTGCTACCGCAATCGCTGAAAAATCGGTTACTGCGGGATCAACAAAATAGGATTGTGCAATATTGTGCAAAACTGATCCTGGGCCAAATAGGAGTTTGGCTTGGTCTGCGCTTGTAACCGAGTAAATCGTATTGGTTGCCGCTGTCCCTGCATTGGTTTTTAAACCAAGCGCCATAGCTTTGTATGGTTGAATTAATGGGCCTGCTAGCGCCGCTGAAGAATCATATTCTACGCGAATATATGGGACTCTTAAATTTGTGATTTCGTTAAAACTAATAGGCATAAATTATTTTCCTTTTTTTGGCTCTTTTAAATTATCATCTGTTAAAACTGTTTCGTCAATAATTTCAATTTCATCATCAAGCAATCTTCTTTGCCAGTAAGAATCAAAAATTACAAATTGACCAAGTGAATCTATGTTTTTTTTTGCGATAGGATCGAATACTATAGAATCGTTTTTTGGTTTAATTTTTTTTCTATCCATAATTAAATTTTATCACAATGGGTAAACTACGCAAGTGTTACCAGCGCTTGCAAGTGCTACGCCAGTATTATTGATAATTGAGAAATTAGTTAAAAATGTCGCTGGTATATCTAAAAATTCTATTTTTTTAGCGCTTGATGTTGTATCAATAGAAATTTGATAAAAATTAGTACCATCATCAATTTGAATATTAGCGCCAGCGCTTGGAGTGATTTTTTGTAAAATTATTTCCACCTTAGCATTAGTGGCTCCTGCTGCGTTTTGATAGCTTAAACCGCTCACCCCATAACCATCTGCAAGTGAATTGAGAGCTGCATCAGCCACCTTTTGGATACCATAACCAGTGGTGATATTGTTGGCAACTGACCCTGTTGGTAAACTAATTTCCACTGACACACCTGGCATAAATTTCTCCTATTTCCAAATCCCTGACACTTTAATATACGGTGTCACAGCTTTCCACACACTAGACACTTTTAAATATGGGATAGTTTCTTTCCACACCCCTGACACTTTAATCCAGATTTTAGTGCCAATAGATTTGACAATCGGCAATGAACCAATCTCTATTTGTGCCCCATCAAATAATCTTCTACTAGCCATTATGCTTCCCCTAAAAAGATTGTTCCACACACTGCTTGTGTTGTGTTTGCCCCATGAATAAACGTCAAGCAAGCGTCATCTAGTACCTCGTTACATTGCCCTACCATGCGACCTGAAGATACGCAATCAATGATTGTGGCTCCCTCAACATCATTTTGGAACATCATGGCCAAAGGCTTATAAAGAATAATTCCAAAATTTCCAGCCGCTCCTGTGGTTCCCACAAGTGTGATACTTTCCACTGATTGTACCCCAGTGTCGCCTGCGGCCAAAGGGATTCTGAGTATTTGCCCAATACCTTGATTTCCACTTCCACCAAAAACAAAAGATGGAGAAGTTTGTCCTGAAGTGCCTGCTTGGTTCGTATAGCTGATTGTAGCGGTTGTAGCAGTACCACCAAGTGCAGTGTGAATCACGATTCCAGCGTGTACTCCCTCTCCGCTTGTATATCTTGTTAAAGCGGCAGTGGGAAGATTTGTGGTTTGTGCTGTGGTCACTGTGGCATTTAGTCCCCCTGAAATATTCAAAGCATCAATAATAATCATAAAAATTCCACCTATTGCTGATGGATTTATTCTTGCTCCTAATATTGAAAGCCTGCCACTGCCTGCGTTTGCCACATTTGTATTAATTGCTCTGTCTGAAGATTTATCAAGTGCCACTGAAGCGGTGGGGACTGTTGGAGCTGGTAAAAGCAATCTGGAAGCATCCATCAGCCTGTTTACTGATGTGCCGGCAAAAGTTGAAAGTTGAAAATCAGCTCCGTTGTTTAGAGATAGCGAAGATAGATATTCATTGTAATCAGTGAAAGCCATTATTATTTCTCCACGAAAGTCATAGCCCCATACAATTCAGTGGCAGTGGCTGCTGCTGGAATGTGCAAAAGGGATAAGCACGCATTAGGGTCAATTGCTGGGATTCCTGGTAAACCCGTGGTGTAGTCTCTCCAACCCCCAGTACCAGCAACCCCCACTGGAATCCAAGCAATCGGCCTTGCAATCGTAATTCCAAAATTTCCTAAACTTCCAGTGGTTGCAGTGAGCTTCACTTTTTCAATAGCTCTAATTCCTGTGTCGCCTGCCGCTAGTGGGATTCGTAAAGCTCTCGTCACCTCACGAAAACCAGTGGCTCCAATATTCACAGTGGAAGTTTGCCCTGTGGTTCCTGCTTGGTTTGTATAGGTCATTGTTAGGGTTGTACTAGTGGTTCCAAGAATTGTATAAATTTCTGCAAAAGCAAAATTCCCTTCTCCACCAGTGTTGCGTGTGAGTGCTGGTGATGGTGTGGTTCCTTGCACCGTTTGGTCTGCTGTGGAGTTTCCTTCCAGTCCGCCTATGTGATAAAGCCTATCGTAAAGAACAAACACCCCCGAAGTGAGTGGAACAATTCCTGCACTAATTAAGAACTTTTCTCTTGAGCCCCCTGGAGCTGTAAAATTGATAGCTCCGTCTGTAGTTCTGGTTGGAATTGCACCTGTTGTTGGTACTGCCCCACCTGCTGGCATACCGTCATAAGTCCAAAGAGAAGCCGCTCTGCCTGCGATTAAAGCAGTGGCCGCCACACCTGCCACCCTGGGAACTTTATGAAAAAAGATTGTTTCGGGAGTCCCACTGTTGCCGCCTGTGAGTCGATTGATTAAATCTGATAAGTCTGTTAGTGCTGCCATTAGTTACCACTCCAATTCACGCCTCTGCTAATAGCATCAGCTTTCACTTCACTAATAAAACTCACTAGATTGTCATAGTTAGTTCCTGATGACATTTCATAAGTTCCAGTGTTTGAAATAAACTCCACTTCAATTTTAGTGCCACTAGCTTTAATGTTTGCGATCCAGTCGCCTGTTGAAGCCTTATAAAAAATATTTCCGCCTATAATTTCTGCAATCATAAATTACCTTTTAACTGTATTGTAAATAAATATCTCCGTCATTCCCACCGCTTGGAGCCGCTGTTCCAGATGTAATTACTGGGACTGAAGCATTTAAGGTAGTACCGCTTAAACTTAAATTACTACCCAGTGTAATTTCTTGCATTGTGCCGCTTGTGCCGTTTGCTCTACCAAGAAGCCTGTTATTAGTTATGTTTTGAATTTTTGCATACGTTACCGCTTGATTATCAATTGTCCAAATTGTTCCAGATCCAGATACTGAGATATCGCCTTTGTCGCCATCTGAAATACCGCCGCCGCCGCCTGTTGAATTGATTGTAATTGTGTCTGTGGTTGCGTCTGTTGTGATTGTAACGTTTGTCCCGGCCACTAGCGTAAGTGTGTCTGAAGTACCATCTGCAATTACGTTTGATTGCCCTGCTACCGCAATAGTGCTAAATAAATTCTGATCGCCTGTATTAGTCCCTGAGCTAGTCCCCGAAAAAGTGCCGCTTTGGGTTGCAAGGGTTCCAAGTCCTAAAGTAGTTCTTTGTGCCGCCGCGTCTGCGTCATCAAGAAGAGCTTTTCCCGCTGTCGTTATATCGCCGCCAAGCTTGCTAGTGCTGACTGCGCCGCTGTCAATAGTCCAAATTGTCCCAGATCCAGATACTGAAATATCGCCTTTGTCGCCGTCTGAAATACCGCCGCCGCCGCCTGTTGAATTGATTGTAATTGTGTCTGTGGTTGCGTCTGTTGTGATTGTAACGTTTGTCCCGGCCACTAGCGTAAGTGTGTCTGAAGTGCTATCAGCAATTACGTTTGATTGTCCCGCTACCGCTATCGTGCTAAATAAATTTTGATCGCCAGTATTAGTCCCTGAGCTGGTCCCCGAAAAAGTGCCGCTTTGGGTTGCAAGGGTTCCAAGTCCTAAAGTAGTTCTTTGTGCCGCCGCGTCTGCGTCATCAAGAAGAGCTTTACCCGCTGTCGTTATATCGCCGCCAAGTTTGCTAGTGCTGACCGCGCCGCTGTCAATTGTCCAAATTGTCCCAGATCCTGATACTGAAATATCGCCTTTGTCCCCGTCTGAAATGCCACCGCCGCCGCCTGTTGAATTGATTGTAAGTGTGTCTGTGGTTGCGTCTGTAGTAATAGAAATATTTGTGCCGG